ATGTGTTCAACACGTCTGGCGCTACTTCTGGTGTTAGCGGCAACGCTGGAGCAGCTGGATATAAGTGGGGTGCCAATGCAGATGTAAACGGCGCGCGCGCTTTGTTCTGTGGAGCTCAGGCTCTGGCTCTGGCTGATATTGGCCTGCCTGAGATGGTTGAAGACACTTTCGACTATGGCAACCAGTCTGGTATCTCTGTAGGCAAGATCTTCGGATTCCGCAAGCCCAAGTACAACAGTGATATCACTGGTGATGTACAGGACTTCGGCGTTATCTGCTTAGACACTGCACAGTAAGTAAGACTACACCCTCTCCTCCTTCGGGGGGAGAGGTTTCTTTTATATAGTAGAGAAAATTCTAATGGCATTCTTTGGATTATTTAACAGAAAGCGCCCGACTTCAAATGCTAAAGCAAAGGCAAAAGAAGCAGTTGCAAAGCGAAAGACTCAGCTTGCTAATAAAGCAAAGGCCGCAAAGCTCGCGCGTGAAAAAGCCAAGAGCACAATAAGCCCGAATTTCAAGAAGCAAGATGGCAAGACCGTAGGAAAAGGCGTCAATCTTAGAAAGACAAATAATGATGCAAAAAGGGCAGATGCTAATGCTCGCGTAAAACGCGCTACGGAGGATCAAAAAAAGGCTTCCGTTAAGTCAGCGACAGTTGTTAAAACGCCCCCTAAGAAAAAAAATACAAAGCAGCCACCACCTAGGAAACCGTCTTGGAGAGATTTCAAATCGGTAGGCGCAGCTAAAAAGGCTGGCTACAAAAGCTATATGGGTAAAGATGGTAAGGAAAAAGCTGCGGTATTTCGTGAAGAGCTTGGCGTAGGAACTAACAGTGGCAATGCGAAAAAGAGACTAACCGCAGAGCTTAATAAGAGAAGGAAGGCTGCTAAAGGTGTCCCTAAAATAAAAGTCGGAAAGATAAAGAAGCCGTACTAATACAGTAAATTAATATTTGGAAAATAGGAATTAATCATGAAGATTGTAAGTCAAAATGAATTACGCGTTACCACACTAGCTGGAGCAGCAATCATGTTCCAAGCTGGAGAGCCAATAACAGTCTCTGACGAGATTGGCCTTTTAGCCATTCAGTCTGGCGCAAAAGAATACAATGAAAAATACATCGAAGAGAAAGAAGCAGTAGTGGCTGAGTTTGAAGAAGTAATTGAAGAAGTAAAGCCTATTGATTCAAAACTTGTTACTGCTCTAGAAAAGATGATGGATGAGGGTGATCCAGCAAACTTCAAAGCTGACGGATACCCGAAAGCGGCAGCTGTAAATAAAGTAATGGGCGAGACCGTCGGAACAGATGAACGAGAAGCCGCTTGGTTAGAAATACTAAACTCATAGGTTAATATCATGGCTGTAACAGTACAAAGTGTAATAGATAGGGTTCAAACGGTTATTCAAGACACCACTGGCGTCAGATGGCCAGTCGTAGCGGAACTAGTCTTATGGATTAATGACGCGCAGCGGGAGGTTGCCCTACTTAAACCAGATGCAAGCGCTTCGAACACCACGATTACTCTGGCTACTGGTACTAAGCAGGACATTCCTAGCGCAGGAAATCGGTTACTAAAGGTTGTCAGAAATATGTCGGCAGCCAGTGGCGGAACGGGCAAACGCGCAGTAAGGCTTGTAAATAGAGAAGTGCTTGATGGGCAGAGCCCTGATTGGCACGACCCTGCTGTGGCCGGTGACGCGGCTCATACCAATATCATCAAGCATTATATTTATGATGAAACTAACCCTAGAAACTTTTATGTATATCCTGGGGTGGCGGGTAATGCGTACTTAGAGATTATTTTCTCTGCGAACCCAACTACTGTTGCACAAAACGGCTCCCTATCTATCCCTGACATTTTTGCTAACGCAATTATGAATTATGTTCTCTACATGGCGTATATGAAGGACGCTGAGTACGCGGGTAATGCACAGCGCGCAAGTTCTCACTTCCAGCTGTTCACTGCATCGGTAACGGGAAAGGCGCAGGTTGATTTAGTTACCTCTCCGAATCCTGAAATACGTCCCACAACTCCTATGGCTATGCCTCGGTAAATAGTTTATGGCTACCACTAGCTACGAAGACTTGTTCCCTGATGTGATACCAGTTGTTCCTGACTGCCCTGATAGCTTGATTGAGAGACACATTCGATCTGCTGTTATTGAGTTTTGTGAACGCACAGGTATATATCAGGCGGAACTTGACCCGCTTACCACTGTAAGCAATATCTATGAATACGACCTAGAAGCGCCATCAGGAACTGTTGTGCATAAGCTCATGAGTGTGGTCCACAACGGTCTGACTCTAGAGGCTATATCTAGTGATCTGTTAGAGCAGCGCAAGCCAAAATGGCGAGAGGCGTCTAATGCTGGAACACCTGAGTTTTTTGTGAAGCAGGGGCAGTCATTAGTGTGGCTTGTACCAGTACCAGGAACCACTGCCGTTAGTAGTACGCTTATCAGAGCGCAGCTCAAACCAACGGCTACGTCCACCGCTTGTGATAGTGAAATCATATCTGAGTATCGGGACACCCTTATTAATGGCGCGCTATTAAGATTACTTAGAATGCCTGGTCAGACATGGACAGATTATCAAGGCGCTCAAGTATATGCATCTCTGTTTTCAGAAGGCATACAGATCGCAGAACGAAAAGCCAGACACGCAGATGAAGGTGTTGCTAGGAGAGTACGGTATGGAGGACTTTATAGAGCTTGGAACAGAAGACGTAGATACGGTAACGGAGGGTAGTGACCCTTTAGTTGCAGATATTAGCTGCAATTTTCATTGGGTTAGGCCAGCGGTACAGGAGATCCTAGATGCGAATCTTCAGCTGACATACACAACCGGCGATATACACGCCGCGTGTGAGCAAGGGGTAGCGACTCTATGGACAACACATGAGGGTTTCGTAGTAACAACGGGCGAAACAGATGTATTTACCGGCGAGCGAACAATGCTTATTTGGCTAGCATGGGCAAAGGAGCGCGGGACGAATCTCGTAGATAAACATCAAGATTTTTTTATAGCACAAGCCAAAGTCGGTGGGTTTGTGAAGCTAGAAACACGGTCTGCCGTACCTGAGTTAAGAGAGTATTTTTTAGAGCAAGGCTGGCAGATAGACACAATAGTTTATACGAGAGACGTGCAATGAGCAGTAAACCAAAGCAGAAAGACTATGAGGCATCCGCTGCTGAAAAAACCTCTGCATCAGTAGCTATGGCCGACCACAAGTATTTCAAAGAGAAATACGATCCGCTCCTTCAACAGATGCGCGATGAATCCCTGACGGACAGGGCGACCGATAGGCTGCGTGGACGTGCCAATGCTGACACTATGCAAGCACTTACCAAGCCCTCTTATGCAAGAGCGGCAGGCGGTGCTGATGGTGGTGATATGGCACAGGCTTATTTAGGCCAGTTAGGTATTGCCAACACTTCCGGTAAAGAAATCCAAAATACTATGCAGACTAACGTGCTCGGCACTGCTAGAGGGCAAGCAGCTGATGCAAGCTCTGGAATGGCCCAAGCGTCTAAGTTGGCTACGTCTAGTGCATTGACACGCGCGAAGAATAAACAAGCGGTAGCAGACGCCAAATTTACCGCAGTCGGGCAAGTTGCTGGCGCGGCGTTAGCCCAAGGTTTGGATAATATGGGTACTACAGGTACTAAAGAAGGTGCTATGCCAGACGGACAGTCAGGCCCAGGCGCTCCGACGAAAGTCAAAGGTGGTTTTTTCAGTCCGGTTGATAAAGAGGGTCAAAAGGTAAAAGGCTTCAAAAATAGATTGGCATACTCGGAGTTTTTCTCATGATTAGTATAGGTCAGTTGCCCCCCGAATATGGCGGCTATAACCCTCAGCAGAATACTAACGCGCTGCCATCAGTGCAAGACCCAGATAAAGTCTATGAGGCAATGACCCGCCAAGACTATCTTGATTATCAGAAAAACTATCGTGGTTTTGAAGATGGCCTAATTGATAAAGCACAGAACGACACTTCTTTAATTGATGCAGCGCGTACAGATTCTGCAAACGCGTCAGCACTAATGAGTGGTGTATCTGATCGAAATGCATCGCGGTATGGGGTTGAGCTCACTCCTGCACAGAGACAGGAACGGGGGCGCTCTCTTGAGCGAGCGAACACATTAGGAACCTCCCAATCACTAGGGGATGCACGCGTCGCACAACAAGAAGCAAATCAAAGACAGCTGTCTGATCTAATAAATATTGGGCAGGGTGTAAACCGCTCGTCTTTATCTCAGATGGGTTCCGCAGCCGCAGATGCTACGCAACGAAAAAACGCTTACGACTCAGCAAAAGCCGCTTCAAAAGCACAAACCTACAGCACCCTAGGCAGTCTTGGCTCGATGGCCATTATGGCTATGGCTTTTTAGAGAGGATTTTTTATGGCACTCGCAGAAGGACTATTGTCTGGCGGTCAGAATATTATGGCCTTCAACCAGCAGAGAAAAGAAAACCAAATGGCTCAGTCTAGGATTGACGAGCAAACACGTCAGTATGATGAGACTATGGCTGAGAGTACTCGCCAATACAACCAAGGCTATAAGCTCGCGCAAGCAGAGGCCAAGCGCCTCGCAGACCAGCTAAAGTTAAATACAAGTGCGGACAGTCGCGCCGCAGACAAACATCCACTGCAGATAAAGGAGTTACAACTAAAAAATAAGATTGCTGGTGAAAAACAAGAAGGCATAGAAAACGACAAAGTGATCAGTTTCTTAATAGACAGTAACTTAATTAGCGCGACAAACTCTCTTGTGCTCGACACTACGAGTGGTGCTGGACTAGAGGCCATAAAGAAGGGCGGAGCAGTTGTCGATAACGCTATGAAGGCAATAGTGCAAAGAGACCCCGATCTACCGGAGGGCTATACAGTAGACACAGTTGATAGAACAACCAACCCAGGATATATAATTATCAGCGGTGCATATGCGGATGGTCGGCGCGGGGTCTGGACACAGAATGGAACATCTGAGGATGGTGATCCAGCACTTAACGTGGACTACGAAACGATGCTCGGCTTACTAGACGACGAATTCAGAACCAATATCCGTGGTAATAGCAACATGGGGGCGACCTCCGCTGACGTGCAAGTTATGGCCAATATGGCTTGGGGAATGAGTGAAAAGAACGCAACTGAAGTCATTGACGCAGAAGTAGCACAGAACACTTTACACACCACAGTGACAGCAAAAATTAGCCAAGCAGCCGCAGACCCTAGTACTGGGGAAGGCGTCAACGTTGGGATGAAACGGGCATTTCGTGCCGCGCTCGCAAGCGCACCCGACAATAAAGCCAAACTTGCGATACTTATAGAACAAGCAGGGAATATGGGTGTTGAAGTTCCTGAAATCCTTACTGCTCCACCACCTGCTGTGCAAAAGCACAGCGTTTCGCAGCGTCTTTTTGAGGCGGGGATAACCCCAGAAAGCTGGCAGGAGATGCCAGACCAGACAAAGAAGGAAACGCTAGACGTTCTAAATATTCGAGACACCGTAGAGACAGTCGGTAAATGGATCATGAGTCCACTGGCCCCTGCGGCTGATGCATTAATGCTCGGACCGCGAGCCGTGTCTGATGCTGGAAAGATGATAGCTAATTCTAGGCTAGGACGAGTCGCCGGTCTGTCTGAAGTTGGTAATGAACCCCAGTACTCAAACCCGACGCGGTACACAGACGAACAAAATGTAGCGATGCAGGGTACGCCTGATATAACTCTTGATCAGGCAAACGCATCATTTTCAGCCATCAAAGGTCAGTCGGATGACGTTAAAGCAGCAGCATTAGAATTAGACAAAACCCTTTTTGGTCAGATTGATGGTATGGACTCGGATCAGATAGCTGACTATGTTGAACAAGGTGGGTTCGCTATTTCCAGAGAGGACGAGGCTAAGCTAGCCAAGGTACTAAAAGCCGCCGAAGTTGAGACTCCTGAAGATATTAAGAAGCTACCTACAAAGCCCCAGATAGCAGTCCGCGCTTGGTTAGCTACGATTGCCCCTGATGAATCTACTAGAAAGGCAATGATCATCGAAATACAGAACCTACAAAGTGGTTCTGGGCGGGCGGACGCATCACGGTCAGATCTAGAAAAATTAGCAATTGACCGGCAAAACGCAAATAGTAGCGCTTTAACGGCGCAGACGGGCCGAAGCCGTTTGGGGTTCGACGTAGAGAAGCACTCACTAGCGCTTGATGAGTACTTCCTCAAGGCTGCAAAATATGATTTTGATGCAGGGGAAGTGATGGGCAAAAATATACAGGAAAATATGGACGCCACACGGGCAGCTATTTTTGGCGTAAACGATGATGGTGAGCCAAATCAAGAGATAAATTTTAATAAGGACAGGCTTTTTGATGGGATTGGCGGCCCTTCGGGATCATTTACCAAAATGTATAGGCAGTACCGCGATTCTAAAGGAAAGGCCAAACTAGCGGCTCAAGCAGGTTTAAATCAGATAATTAGCGCAGGTTTTCAAGCGTTAGCGGAGAGCGAAGAATACGGCTCTTTTATGGATAACTTTATGCCTGACGGGGGGATCGAGCATATTGGTGGCAATGACATGTTCCTTAATCGATTAATAGTTACTAAGTCGAGTGACGAGGGGACTCCCACAGAGTTTGGTATTAGAGGTCTTGGGTCGCAAACACAACTAGACGAAACAATCCCTGGCAGCGTAATTAAAAATCTTTTCGGTGCCGCTGGGTTTGTTTATATACAAAAGGAAATTGGGCAAGGGAAGGGGTCATTATCCGCTATAAATAAGCAACGAGCGAGGCCATAAATGGCTAACCCCATTCAGGAATTATATCAACGGGCGGATGAGTTTCCCGAGAATATCACGCAGCGCCCTGATGATACCGCGATCACTCCGTCTAGTTTAGGTGAGACCTTCGGACGAGGGCTTGCGGTTGGTGTCGAGAACATTAGAACAGATCGCGACTACTTTAAAGGACTTTTTAATACAGTAACAGGTGATAGTGAAGCAGCGGAGATTAACATCCAATCTGCAAAAGAGCGGTCAGCGCGTACTGGCGAGTCTTTAGCTGGATTAGAAACATTTAAAGAGTTTACTGACAACCCAACTTTTGTGGGCCTGTTAGAGCAAACCGCAAAGATTTCAGGGCAGATGGCCCCTTATGCGCTAACGACTATTGCTTCTGGTGGCAGCGGAGCGGTCGCTTCAATGTT